TAAGCGGTATTTGGGGTCGACGAGCCCGCGTGTGTCGGGTACCCCCCCGTCGCAGTACCTTTTTTTTGATCGTGGGTGTCTATTGTGTTTTATCCGCCCGATGTACGATGGTGTCGTGATCGATCCAACTGCGAGTTTGATCCATTGCTTCAGTAAAAAGCTTCGTGTAGCGCATGGCTGCGGCTTCGTACACCTGAGTACGATATATTAACTCTTGCGCACTACATTGATCCTTGCCGTATTTTGCTTCGCTAATCGTTGCGCTATCAAAAAACTCTGATACTTCGTCGATCTCTCTTAACCGGGTCCGCTCTCGTAATACTGCTGCACTTACTTTTGCTTCTTTATTCAGTATTTCAGCTTTCAATTCTTCCATGAGTTCAGGGTAGTCTTCCTTAATATCTTTCAGAGTTTTTGCCATCACTATCACCATCTCTCTTATTTGAACGTGTTTCCTGCTGGTACAATGGCTGTACTCCAAACAGTAGCGCCATATGTCGAAGCCCATGCTGTCTTCCCAGCTCCATAGCCCGCTTAATTGTTTCTTCGACAAAGTTGCTTTTTATCCCATCTGCCCTATCCTGATGCGCGTGGACGAGATCGTGATAGCCCTGGCGCATGCCGAACAGATATGAAAGCACGGCGACTCTTTGCTTTTCAACATTTGCAAAGTCTTTTAGAAACTCTTCGAGCGCTTCAACTGCCTGTGAAACATCAACAGGAGTGAATGACTCTATCATCTGTTGATACCCGCTGCTCTTTAGGAGCGATTCATTACTATCCACTTCAATAACCCCCTAGGACAGGCCGTAGCTGTATCTGTGTTGTATATCCTGATTTACTCAAAACATGCTGAGCCTGCTTAATGATATATTTGCCACTCCACAATCCCCAGTCCGTCATCGTGACGGTGACGCCAGCCAGAAGGTCGGGATTGCCCGGTACTGTAAATCTGGCTGTCAGACCGTGCTTGTTTTGCATCCGTAGGCGCTTTTCCGCAAGCGTTTTCGCCTCCGCTATGCTATTGACTTTCGCAGTGACTTCAAGCTGTTGGTTGTTCTTCCCGTCTTTCTTGTTATCCTCTGTATAGGCAAACCCTTCGATTTTTCGCCCGGAGGACGGATCTACATAGCTCACACGGCATGACGTATACTTTGTATCTGTTTCTCCGGTGAGCAGGCGCCATTTACTATACTTACCGATGCTCCCCCGCTTGATGTCAAGCACAGGCGGCTTCTTTTCGTATTCAGCCTGATCGAATAGCACCATGATACCGTTGGTCACCTTGAGCGATATCCCGGCATCATGGCACAGCATGGATAGGTATGCAATATCGCTTGTTTTTATCTGCTCAAGCCTTGCGTAAAACGGATCGCTTGAGGACTCGAACATGCATATCATCCCCCCTGCTTCCGCTATCTCAGAGGCTACGCTGGATAAATGCACCGACTCCCAAGTTTTGCTTTTCAGCATCTGTCTTATCTGCGTCCCATACGGCAGCGACGTTCCCTTCATCGTGATCGTTGCCGGAGGTCCGTCTGCTGTTACCGCATCAAGCTCGAACTTGCCGCAGTCAAGAACCTTGTCCTTGCCGTCGCTGTTCCAATTCTCACGGACGTACACCGCCTCGATCATGAAGCCGGGGTGCTTCGCTGCCCCTGACTCTGGCTTTTCCAACTCAGCCCATGTTTTTGGGCCGCAGACGCCATCGACAGAAAGCCCTCTTGCTTTTTGAAACTCCTTTACTGCGCGTTCCGTTTCACCGCCGAATATCCCATCGACACCATAGACAGGAAGCGCAAAACCGTACCCGACAAGCAAAGCCTGCATATCTTTCACGACCTGTCCGTTCGACCACTTCCGCACCGTGGATCGCGATTTTGCGGCACTCGAAGTCGTCGGCTTCGCGTCAGCGATCGCCTGTATAGCGTCGCTCAGCCATTTAGTAAGCCATACGCTTTCGCGGTCAGTAATCTTTATTTGCAGATCGTCAGTAGTGTCCTCCTCATTGTCCGTATAAGTTATTGATATGAGGTGCGGACGGAGGGATGCGGTTATGTCTATCCCTGAAAACGACACTACTGCCTGGGTTCTCCGTGCTACGTTTTTGTCGCTCATTTAACTAACTCCTGAATATAATCATACTTTACTTCTCTTGTATACGACCATATGCCCGGCTGCGTGAATGCAGGAACTCACACCGCAAAGAGCAGCCGGGCACAAACAGAAAGGAGGTTCTACCTAAGGCAATTGAAGGAAAGCAAAATGGACTTTTTCTTTACTATATCACTTATCTACGGTGGCACACCCGATGGCGGAGATACACTATACTGCTTCATTTGCTCCGTTCCCCTTCGTTATCGTTAATCTTTGACTCTTGTCACCTATGCTCGCAACTCGATAAGTGCCAGCTTCAGCAAACACTTCAATAAGCCGTCCGTCGCCGGTGAAAAATCTAAACTGACACTGCCAGAGCATTCAGAGAGTTTTTCACGGATGAGTTGTGCAACGTCTGTCATCTGTGGCGCAACCTTTCTACATCAATGCTGTATTCCTCAAATCTGTCAAAGACAAAATCCATTAAGTCGTCGCCGGCTTCAGATATAATCATTTGCATTGATTCCCTGTTCACTGCAACCTCAGCGTCTATGTGAAACACAACATCACCGAATGATATATGAACACTGTCACCTGATCCACTGCTCGCTCTGGAAAACGACAACTCGGTAGGCTGTCCGCCATCACCGCTGTATGCAGCGAGCACCGCCATGAGTTCAGGAGCAGCGGAAACGATCCGGTTCTCCTCAGCGGTCATTACTCGCTCACCCATGTGCAGCTCTGCAAGGTAACCGTCATATGGCACATAGTCAAGCCCCCCTGCATGAGATCCGTCGACATAATACGAACCGGAGTAAGCGCCATTATAGTACCCGCTGAGCCCTCTGAGTCCGGAGGCTGCAATGCGGTTGTACGCAACTTGAACAGCAGGGAGCATGTTGTCAATACCGTCAATATAACCAAGTATCGTTTCTCTGGCGCTCTGGAAAGCCTCGTCGCTGAAATTCAACTCCTGTACAGTTTCGCCCATTTCGTCCTGCAGGGCGTTCATCAAGGTGCTGAAATCTGTACCAAGCTCAGCCAGGCTTGTAGCGACCTCTTCCTGTTTAGCTTGAAGAATCTGCCAGCTGGCTACCATAGCAGCGAGATCCGTGTCTGTCGCGGCCGCCATGCCTGCGATAGCGTTCACGCTGTCCGCGCTGCCATCCGCGAAGCTTGATATCATTTCCCGCAGACCGTCTATATCTGCCGTCCGATCACTCAGGTTAGATAAATTCTCATTGTAGTTTTGCCAATATGTGATTTGACTTTGGATACCCGTATTTATCGTCGCTGCGCTTGTTGCAACGACTTTAGCGGCCTCGTCCCAAATATCGTATTGTCCGCCCACGCTTTTCAGCGCGGCGTCGTACGCGGCTGTATACGCCTCTACGAGCTCGTCAACTTTTCCCTTGACTCCCGCAATAACTTCTTGCAGTTCTTCCTGGCTCGACAACATTTCTTCTTGTGCCGAATTTGCATCTAGTAAAGACTGCTGATACTCGGCCATGCCCTCGGACAAGGCGCCTATCGCAGCTTCATTATCGTGATAGGCTGCCTCTGCTTCGCGGACACGAGCGGTCATGCCGTCAATATCATAATAATACTTCAGCTCATTCCGCAGAGATTCAATATATGCCAGTCCGCTTTCAGAAGTCGGATCATCCATGTGTGCGATAGAGAACTCAAGCATTTCATCGTATTCTGCTTGTAAAAGGCGCAGTTCTTCCCTTGCGGTTTCAAAAGCAACCCTTAACCCTTCGCTGCTGCGCATCCTCTCAAGCATCGAATCGTAGTTTGCCGCGTTTCGCTCTCTTTCCAAATCTGCTTCTGCGAGGTTTCTTACTGACTGCGCCGATGTGTTAAGCGAGTCCGAATACTCATCATAGGCGAGGCTAAGTTCAGGCATTGCTTCGTTGAGCATAGTTACCAAAGCGAGAATTTGCTGTTTTGCTGCCGCTGTCTTACCTTCGGCTCCGACCAGCTGGTCGAGCCTGTTAACCAGCTCCAGAGTGCTTACGCCCTCTTTGTTGACACCATCCAATCTCGCAGCTTGGGCAGAACTCATTTCTGCGTATGAATCCATGACCTCTCTGTGGGCCTGCGCGAGATCCTCAGCAGTTATTTTATTATGCTCAAAAGCGGCTGAAGCTTGGTCAAACTCTCTTTTTAGGAGTTGAGCTTCAGCTGACGTTTCACCCATGGCGGCACAAACAGCAGTATACTCGCGCTCTAACTGCTGCAACTCATAATACTGGTCACGCGAAGTTGCGGAGAGTAGATTGATTTCGTTTTCCGCTTCTTTCGTTCTGCCGGCGAGCGCAGCAATCCCTGCTGCTGCCAGGGCGACGACGCCAACAACGGCGGCAATCGGTCCAAGCGCCGCCCATGACGCGATACCAAGTGCTGTTTTTGCCGCTGTGAGCAGCCTAACACCTACCGTATAGGTCGTAATAGCGGCGAAAGCAGCGCTGAGAACTCCGATAAACGCAGTTGCCGCCCTGATCAGCTCTGGGTTCTTTTGAAGGTAACCAGTTACGCCGCCAATGAGCTTTGTACTTACAGAGTAAACTTCGCCAAGCGCCGGAGTTAGCTGTTCTCCGATCACCAGCTTCAGTTCCGCTGAGGCGGCTTCCATCTCCCGTAGCTTTCTTTCCGTGTTGTCAGTCGCAACAGCCGCCATCCCTGCAGCTTGGCCTAGCCCACCAAAAGCTCCTGACGCACCGGAAATTTCCTGACTCATAGCGATAGCTGATTGGATACCCTCTGCGCTGATCATATTCCATGTCTTCTGAGAAACATTATCAAATATTATCGACTCGCTGCGCTTGCGCTGTTCATCTGTAAGGGTAGACAGTTCAGCCTCAAGCTCTTGCATAATTACAAACATATCGCGACTGGCGCCGTTGTTGTCATATAGCTGAATATTCAGATTAGCAATTTCTTCCGCAGCTTTTTCAGTTGGCGTCGACAGGTTGCGCAGCACTCCCGCGAGGCCCGTTCCGGCAGCCCCGCCCTTCAGCCCAGCTTCGGACATGATTACTAACAATGCGTTCAACTCGTTAATGTCAATCCCTGCGTTCATCGCAGATCCGCCGACATTGACATATGCTTCTGCGAGCTGGCTGAGGTTGAGGTTTGTCTTGACCGTTGTGTATGCGAAACTGTCAGTGACCCTGCTGGTTTCACTCGCCTCCAGCTTAAATGTTTTCATAACTGCGCTCAGGAAGTCGAACGTTTTCCCCATGTCCGTACCTGTCGCCATTGCGAGGCTGGTGCCACTTTCCAACTGTGCCATTGCAAGCTCGACGTTGCCGCCTACTTCCATGAGATCCCTTGCGCTCTTGGCAACGTCGTTTACAAACAAGCCCGTGTCGAGCGCGACTTGCCTGATAGTGCTATCCATGACAGCCATTTCAGCGGCTGTCGCTCCGGTAGTCGCCCCTATAACGGACATCGCTGACTCGTATTGCATAGTCAGTTTCGTAATGTCGTCAAACTCTTTTTTAATTGCCCTGAGCGCTACGATGACCCCTGCCGCCGCGAGTGCCTGATGTATCTCTTGAAAGGCTTGAGCGCCGGCATCCCCGAAACTGCCTGCCGACTCAGCGGCTGCCTCTTGCTCGGCTCTGAGGGCTTTAATTTCCTCTGCAAGATTCGTGCTCGCTTTTCCAAGGTTGTTTGTATCAACCCCAGCTTCGCGCAGAGCTCCGCCCATCTGGTTAAGCTTCTGATTTTGCGTTTCAAGGGAATCACTCGTTTTATCTATCTGTTGCTGCTTTGAGAGTAGCCTGTTCTCGAGCGCAGAGGAAAACTCTCCTGCCTCAGCCATCTCTTTTTTTATGTTGTCATACTGCTGCTGCAGGATTTCGAGCTTTTTCTGTGTGCTCTCAACAGCGCCCTGCTGCTTTTCGTATGCTGAAATATCGGACTGGGTTTTGGCAAGCGCCTGAAGCTCCTGCTGCATACTAACAAGCTGCTGTTGTGCCTTTGTGAACGTGCCGGTATAACTATTTCCGAGTTGTGCGTTTAGGCTGAACAGCATCTCGTATTCTTTCCTATTAGCCATATGCACCATCCTTTCGCATTACATCCCTGTTACTTACCCCATCCGTTCAACACGCGCGTAATTTCGTGTTCGACACGTTTCTCGTATGTCTCGCGGATCGTTTCATCCATCTTCTTGATAACCTCTTCGTTTTGCATCATGTGCGCGGTCGACGGCCCGAACTTCTGCTCCACGGGGAAACGCGGGGAACCGACACGCTCAAACACCGCGATCGGGCCGAAAACACGTTCCGCGAATGCGTGCTGCAACGTGGCCGCGCCACCGCTCCGTTTGACTTGAGTTGTAAGCAGTCCGTTGCGCGAGATTTTCGTGTTGAACTCCAACAAGGGTAACACTTTGCCCGCGTACCGGACGCTCAGCGAAGCGATACCTCCGGCTGAACCGCCTCCGATAGCAGTCACATCTCCGCGTCCAGAGGCATTAGAAATACTCGTACTTACGGTAACATGCTTCATGAACGAACCTTTGTTGATCGTATACTCTTCTGCAGCAAACTGCCCGGCACGTGTTTTCGCCGTGTCGCCGGCGCGTTTTAGAGCACCGTGCGCAACTTTCCAAACACCGCCAGAAACACCAGCGAGTATCTTATTTACCCTATCAAGGCTTGTACTCCCAACTTCCTCTATACGGACGCTCATTCGTCAAGCACCTCCTTATGCACGTTCTAACGATTGCTCAAATAACCTGCTGATATTTACAGTTACTCCGACGCGAGAATAAAAGAACGCACCGCGCTCCTTATTCTGTTGTAATCGGAGAGACGCATCATTTCAAATGCGTCAGCTCCGATCATTTCCGTGCAGGCTTTAGCGGCGATGCGCATCATATACGGGCCGGAAAACGCGGGAACGACAACCGCTATTCCAAGTGCCTGCAATTCGGCTTCAACGCTGAGGCTGTCCCGCCCTGTAAGGCTATCCCAGTCAAAACGCAGCTCCTCATAGGATTTGCCATTGTACAGAAATGGCGTCCGGAACTTGTGCGTATATATGGCGTTGCTGTCTTTAGCCTCCTGCTTTGCAATCGCTAACTCTTCAGCATCGACCTCCGGAACGGTTGTGTCAATAATGTTCTCCATCGTCAATACCTCTCTTTGAAAGTGGGCGCATATATTTGCACACGCCTATTGCATGATTCTACACCCGCTTGGGCGGCTTTCCCTTCGCTCAAGTGAGCGTTATACTCCTGGAACTCCTCTGCGTAAAAATGAGCATTAAGCTTGTCAATACTGAAGGCGCGTCCCCCGCCGCTATTGTAGTTCTGTGTCGCTTTTTCGATCTTCTCATATTCCACACCCATCTCGCAGGCGAATGTGTATAGTTCGAGCTTTGCATTATTATATTGCTTCAACGCTTCGCAAAAACGGTCAAATTTCACCAGAGCCGCTTGATATAAGGTTTCATCACCTGGTATTAGCGCATGTTTAAGAGCATCAGTTTCTGCCGATAACTGTGTCATCTCGTCTTCAAGATTCTTCATATCATCTCGGTAATTTGCAAGCCTGGTGTAGTCATCGTTGACAGTGGCATTTGCCACTTGCTTTTTAAGCGTGTCCATTTTAGTTTGAGCTAGGGCACGTTGCTCAGACAGAGATGCAACCCTTGACTCGATTTTTCTCTCTTTATCTGCTACGTCTGCAAAGTATGCGTCATATGCCCGACTTGCTTCATTTGCGGCATCGATACTGGATTGTTCGATATCTGTCAAAGCATTAAGCAGTTCGTTTGGGTTAGCCGCTTTATATCGTCTGAGAGCATTTATAAATTCCATTTCAGTTTCCTTTCTATATATCGCCATGTTGACACATTAATCGTTTAGTATCCCCGGGATCCAGGTCCGATGTACGAGTTCCACTCAATGAAGTACTCAGTAGGAGCCTCAATGATAACGCTTTCAATACCGCCATATGTTTTTTCTGCGGTAACGACCTTGTCCCGAACTTCATATAAATACCGTCCGGTGAACGCCTCTGGTTTTGGCGTTACCTCTCTTCCGTTCACAAAAACCTTGACACATTTTGTCGTAACGAGACCTATCCATGAAGCTGCTCTCGTTTTATCGTGCAACACATCTTCTCCCGCAATCCCATTCGCAAGCTCATCAACGACTACTGGGTATCGTCCTTGACTTTTCAATAACATGGTTTCCTCCATTCTTACCAGTTATGCTGGCTCTTATATTGTTTATACAGCTTTTCCGAGATACTCCCGTACCTGCGCTCGTGCTTTTTCTATCTCATCGTCTTTCTGTCCCGTAAAAATCTTACTAACCGCTTGTTTAGCAAGTATTTTCTGGGCTTTCTGCCATTGAGGGTCATCTTTGTATATCTCATCAAGCTCCTCGTTCGTATACTCTTTGTCCGTACGTGAATCCATCACGCTGGTAGGTGTCTTTGACTCTTTCTCTGGATTGGCCAGCAGGCTCATGAGTTTTTCTGATAGTTGTTGCATTGATACTCCTCCATTCGATAATTTTTATGTTAGGTTCCTTCTATGAACCTATAACACATGTATTTCAGCCCCTCCGTCGTGTATTTGTCTCCGAAAGCATCTGCTATCTGATCCCACTTAAGACCATCTAAGTATGTGAGCAGAACCGCAGTCCGTATACGCTCATCCGGTATTCTGTCAATGAAAGCGGCAACTTTTCTACGCTCCCGCGTAAGTTCCCTTTTAAGAAACTCAATGCGTTCCGTCAGATCCGCTATTGCAGTAATCAGCTTCCCGACTTGATCTTTGCTAGGGCTACCATGAGGCATACCATCAGTAACAGCAGTACGCGGCTGGCTAGCATTTTGCAGAGACTCAAGTATCTCCTCTGCATTTTCCAAGCGCACCGCAAGCTCTCTGTACCTGGATATTTCCTTCACAGTCAATCACTTCACCTCTTGTCGCATTGAGTATTAGTTTCTTCCAGATACCTATAGCAAGCCTTTTTTAGTCCCTCCTCGTTGAACTTTTCTCCGAACACCTCGGTCACCTGTCCCCATGTGAGATTTTGCAGGTACTTCAGCCGGAAAGCCACTCTATATCTCTCATCGCTGACGTTATCAATAAAGTCCTCAAGCTTCTTCTTCTCACGCTTTATCTCTCGCTTCAGGTACGCAATCCGCTTTGTCAGATCCATGATTTCATCAAAGAGGTTGCCGATTTTATCTTTGACAACAGAAGCGTTCGGCATGGTATCGAGTGCAGACGCCCCTGGGGTTGTCACTGCTTGCAAGGATATCAGTAGTTCCTCAGCTCGTGCCAATCGTGTCTTAAGCGCAATATAACTCGACAACTCCTGCGCGTTCATCCGTTTGCTCCTTATAGATCTCTATTTAAAGCCTAAGGCGCCGGGCAATTTCCTTAATAACAGCCTCATAGGCGCCAGGGTGATCCGGGATCAACGGTATGAGAACCTTCTTTGCCAACTCATAACGGCGCCAAGGATTAACTGGAGATCTGCGGGAAGGGCGGAGCCGTTGAATGTATTTCCGGATTGCAGGGTTCATGGATGCAATTTCTTTATAAGTTATTCGTCGAGTCATAACGGTAACTCCACCTGAGCTTCATCCAGCTCATCATCAGGCTCCAACCCTGCCGTCCAATCCTCAGTGAATCGTTGCTTCGACCCGTACCATAGCAGAGGGACAGTTCCTGTCTGTCCATTCCGGTTCTTAGCAACGATTAACTTGGCCACGGCCTTATCAGCTTTAGCGTCATAGTAGGATGGCCGGTGGATAAACAGCACCTGATCAGCATCTTGCTCTATTGCTCCTGACTCGCGCAGATCTGAAAGAACAGGTTCCTTGTTCGCCCGACTCAATAGCGCTCTGTTGAGTTGCGCAGCCGCGACTACGGGCACATTTATTTCCTTTGCAAGCTGCTTGATTGAACGTGAAACAGAGTCCATCGCCTCCCGACGGTTACTAAACCGGCCTGTTGGTTGAACAAGTCCCATATGATCGATAATTATAAGCTGCGGTTTCTCTCGCCTGCATATTCTTGTAATACTCCCAATGTCCAAAGCCGGCGCATCGACGACTCTGACTTCGTACTGTGATACACCCGACATTGTGTCTGCCAACTTCCCCCAATCGTCTCCACTCAGTTGCCCGTCTCTGAGAGTGTTCATATCAATATCTGCGTAATTGGCGTAAACCCTCTCAGAAATTTCTGAACAACTCATCTCAAGTGAAAAGACAAGCACAGGGCATTTGCTCAATTTCGCTGCATGTAACGCTAAGACCAGTAAGAACGCGCTTTTTCCCATACCCGAACGAGCGGCCAGTACAACCATATTCCCTGAGCGAAGGCCTCCGAGGATCGTATCAAGATCACCGATTCCGGTTCTGATTCCTGATATGCCGCCTCCGGCTTTCTGCCGCACACTCAGATCAGCGTAGAACTGCAGTGACATGTCACTCAGAGTGACAGCCTGCAGGCTATTGCACTCGACTGTCGCGTCAATAGCAGCCTGAAGTGCGTCCTGGACTGCATTTTGAATCTCCTCAGAGTCCCCGTTCTCAGAGGTCAACTTAACGGTCTCCAGCGCCGCTGCCTGCGCAACCCGGAGTACTGCCTTTGAACGGACAATCTCTGCATAAACAGTCGCGTTTGCTGAAGTAGGCGTCATCAGCATCAGATCCCTCAAGTACCTATTGGTCTCTTCTTTCTTTGACCCATTAATGATCAACTCATCACCGACAGATACAGGATCCACAGTTTTACCAGCGTCATGCATCGACGAAATTGTCGTGAAGATATTCTTGTTGATCTCGCTGTAAAAATCTGATGCGCAGAGTTTTTGAAGCACTGACGGAACGCAACGCTCATCGATGAGAATGGATCCAAGCACAGCTTGCTCTGCTTCAGCACTGAATGGAACTTGATAACTGACGAACTCATCCATCGGCACCGTCTCCAATCTGTAGCACTCCATCAGAACCGCATAGGACAAGCTTGTTGATTTTACCTGTGTCTATCGGAACTCCCCTCTGGCGGTCGCGCTGTATTCGTGCCTCTACCGCTTTCATAAATTCGCGACGAACGAAATTTTCATCGGACATACACAATGCTTGCCATCCACCGACTGCGAGAACAGCTTCGCGGCAAATATCTGACATGTTCTCATACGCTCGTGCCTCCTCCTCAGGGCCG